GTGGTATCTCTATTAGACGGGTCATTAAATCTTTTTCTTTTAGCTTGAATATAATTTTTAGAATAGGGTGTAAATGGTCGTCCATGAACATCTTTTCCTTTTTGTTCACTTCTATCTCTAATAGCACTAACTTGATATGCAGATGCTTCGCCTAATGCTCTTTGAATAGCTGACTTAACTTTATCTGATTTTATTTTTAAAGCCTGTTTAAAAAAACGACTGTTATCTTTAATATCAAGCATTAACGAACTAATCGTAAATGATGTATTGGCTCTTCTTCTGCAGTTTGAATTGTGCTATCGTTATTTTCATCATACTTTACACCGTCACGCAAAATAGCTTGAAATTCCTCTGAATATTTTTTTCTATAATATTCCATTTTAACTTGAAATGTATCAGCACCTTCACCACCTTGAGGGTCTTTCCATTTTGTAAGCATAGGTAAAATATAATCTGATAATGCTCTATAAACGACTGCTCTAGTCCATTGAGAATTAACTAATAAAGCGCTATTCATTTCAATAGTAGTTATTTTTGTAATATCTTTGTATCTAACTGTATGGCGATATCTTTCCCACCATTCCTCACGAATTTGTCTTAAAACATCATCTTCAGCATGTTGTAATTGTGTATCAAAGTCAGTAATACCATACTCAGCAATATCAGGTTGGTATTCTTGAACATTTGCTAGTGTGACTGAAAATTCTGCTGTTGCCATTAATCGTCTTTCTTCTTCCTAGTTTTCTTTGGCTTTTCTTCTTGAGGTTGATCTTCAATTAATTCAAAACCTCTTAATTGCCAATGTATAAAATTCTTTTCATAATCAAATCTTGTTCTAGTGATTATTTTATCGTCTTTTTTTAATTTAACTAATTCTGTCATTTTCTTATCCTTTAGGGTGGGAATATACCCCACCCCATAAGTTTATACTACTGAATTGATGAGTCAAAGTGTAATTCTACACCATAAGAATCATGTAGTTCGCCTACACCATAAACTGCAGTTGCAACAATTTCGTCTGCTCTTAGAGAAGCATCTCTTTGAGTTTCAATTTTGATACCCTGCATCATAGCGATTGCTAATGCGTCTTTATGGAAAATACCACCTTTGTAATCACCTGCAGTACCTGTATCTGACATATTTGAAGTTTCAAATATTTTGATACCTGCTAGTGACCCAACATAACCGCTTCTTAAAGCCTCGTTAGCTAAGTCATTACCATTTGAGTTGGCAAATGTATTAGTTAAGTTAGCTTTTAAATCGTAAGCAATTTTTGGGTGTAAGATACAGTAACATTCTTCAACAGGTAAACCAGATGCTCTAAGTGTTGATGCCGCATTAAAGATTGAAGCCGCAGAAATTGCACCTGTTCCGTCACCCAATGTTGTTGAGAAACCGTCAAATAATGCAATTAAGTCTTGGTCCATTTTCTTTGCAATACCTTCACCAAATAATTTACCAATATCTGCCGCAACATTTCTTGAAGCAGATTTTCTTGCTAAATCAGTTAATGTAGTCATTACACCTACTTCTGATGCAGTAATAGTTACTGATGTTGGATTAACAGCAGTGTTGCTAAGGTCAGTTGCCTCTGCTACTGCTGATGCTGAAATTGCTGAGTAGATCGGAACTTCAACACTTTTACCACCACCGGCAATAATGTAGTTCTTTACTAAGTTCTTCATTATAGATTTCTCTTGAATTACGAACTCAGCCTCAGCAACGATCTCGGTATACAGTTCACTTAATGTTGAACTAGTTGTTTCGTTTGCCATGTTTAACTCCTTTCGAGTTATTTGTTGATTTTAATATGAGTTACCGAATCTCTTTGTTTGCGATAATCAGCATACAATTTACGATCTTCTGTTTTACTCATGTCTAAGTCCGAAATATTTAAAGTCCTATTCGTATCTGACTTGCCCACATTACTAACACTTCCACTCCCAGAAGGAGTTGCGCTTTGAAAGTGTGAGTTCTGCGTAAGAAATTCCTGTACTGCTTCTTCAACAGTTAAAGGATCACCGTTTTTGTTATATCTCGGTGTTCCTGATTTATCAAGAACTTCGACCTTACCCTCTGCATTTAAATTAACACTACTTTTTAACAGTTCTTTAATTTGATCTGGGTTAATAGCATTATTTTTTGATGCCGCAGTAATAAGCTGTTTGTCTATCCTTTCATTTCTTAGTTCGCTTTCTAGCTTGGATAGTTTTTCATTATACTCTTGAGTTCTCTTTTTGATGACTTCATCAAACTTACCTTTCTCAATAGCTTTTTCTTCTTCTAATTTTTTATTGGCTTCCATAATAGCTTTTGCTTGTTCTAAATCACTTACACCAAGTTCTTCTGCTATTAAGCGCCTTTGCCTTTTTAATCTCTCATCAACAACACGGTCAATATCTACTTGTTGACCTTTGTCGTTTTTAATAAATTCTTTTTTGGTTTGTTCTTGTTGAACTTCTTTTTCTACATTTTCAGTAGTTGTAGTTTCTACTTTTTCCGTTTGTTGCTCGTCAGCCATAATTCTACTCCTTTAAAGTTAGTATTAATTTAAGATTTATGTAAAAATCGTTTACTCGTCAAGTAAAGTTTCCCATTCGGGATTATAAACAATAAAACTATGCCTACATCTATAACCCCCTCTATCAATAAAAGGGTCACTTCCAGATTTACCCCTCCATGAAGAATTAGCCCATAAATTTCTAGCTTCTTCTTCTGTAAAGACTTGCCCAATATGTCTTGCACAAAAATCTCTAGTAGTATCAATTCTTGTACCAGAGTATTTAAATTGATTAATTCCTGCTTGGTCACCTTTGTATTTAGTAAATTGTCCGTCAAACTGCATAATACTATCGTGTGCTATTTGACTAGCATATTTACGCATATTATTACCTAAAATATCACTAGCATATTGACTAGCTAGTGTATTTTTTGCACTATTAACTTTCTCTAATATCTTAGCATTTGTGGAGTATTTGTTCTTCTCAATGTAATCTACTAATCTATTAATCGCATTTTCGTTAGATCGTTGGTAAACACCATTAATTTGTCCTGCTATATTTTTGACCATATCATTAAATGATCTACCAATTAATGCTGACTGATATACTTCGTTTGAAATTGTATCTAAAAAGCTATTAGCTATATCTTGAAATCCACTAAATGCTTGGAATTTTAATTGAGTAATAACTTCTAAATCTACTTTTTGCAATACTTTGAATTGGCTATTTATGGGTAATTTTTTAATTTGTTTTTGATATTCTTTAACTATTTGGTCATATTCGTTAATTATAGCATCAGCTTCTTTAAGATAAGTTCCTTGAATTAAAGTTTTTATATTGGGTCTATAAGCAATAGCAAATTGAGTGTTAAATGTACTTCCACCCTTAGTCTTAGAGGTTAAATCAGCTCTTATTCTATCTTCTAATGTTTTTAAGACACCAATAATTCTTTCTTCGTGAGTATCAATTAATCTATTTAGAGTGTCTATTTTTGACATTCATTATACCTTGAAACCTTTTCGCCAAGATTTAATTGCCCAATAAACAGGAGCCAATGTTTTTTGTCCTGTAACATTTTTTAATATTGCACCGTGTCTAGCCATAAATGATCTTTGTCTAGCAGGATTTGATTTTTTGATTTTCATGTTAGGATCACCAAATCTAACTTTTTTGATATTTCCAGTTGATCTATTTTTTACATATACTGCGAATTTTTTGCGATCGCCCGGGGTACGAAATGGTTTATTTAATTTAACTTCTCTGCCTTGATATTTAGCCATTTCCTTGTCCTTTGTATTTTTTAAAACTTCTTCTTTTATCTTTGTTCATGGTAGAAGTAGATAACCTACCATGACCAATAGTAGTTTTCTTAGATACAGGTTCAATTTCAACCTTATTTGTTTGTTGTTTTTTTGCCATTACTTCTTTTTTTTCTTTTTTTTCATAGAAGATTTAGCTGATTTTTTTGGTCTTCCGACTTTACTCCCGTATGTTCCTTTTCCGTAGGGCATTTTTCTATCCTTTCTTGATAATGTTTAAAACATAATAGTTCTAACATACCAAGTCTATATTGGAAACCAATAGATGCAAATTTTCCACAATAACATTTTTTTTCACCGTGTTGATGATGTTGCCAGTTATAAAATTCAGTAGTGGAAACTTTTATACTATTAGGATGTGTAAGTGACATCTTCTAGTAAGATAGTAAAACTTCCTGATACTGCACAAGTGGCATCTGCTTTTGCTCTTAATTCAATATCATGTTTTTCTTCAATAGGTATTGGCATTTCAAAGACTCTATAAAGTGGAACTGCAAATGTAGTTTGATATCCGATAGTATTCCAAACATTACCATTATTAATTCCTTTAGCTAAAATCTTTGCTTCAATTTCCTTTTGTTTACTCATTCCAATAGATGCTGATAATAACCATGCTTTTTTATTTGCAGGTACAGTATAAATAGCACTTAGATTAGAGCCATAACCTGCATTGATATAAGCAACTGTTTTTGCATTTACTGTAATAGTGATATTACCCACATTAGCATTTCCTGTTGTTGCAGTTAGCATTTTTGCTGAAAATACTCTAATGAATGTAGTAGTAGAAGCTGATCCACCAATAGTAATTGTTTCTGATGCCTGAATATAATTTTGATCTAATCCTGTAATTAGAATTGTGCCACCATTATCAGAACTTGTATCAGAGCTAGTTGCTACTGCAGTTGTTGCTGAAGTCGGATAGGAATATAAACCTGTACCACCCCAAATGGTTGCAAAGGTAGTAGAAACAGATGTGTTATATCCAAATTGACCTATCGCACTAAAATTATCTACTATGCCTTTTTGTACTGCTATACCATAAGGTAAATCTATGTTCTGATCGTCAAATTTAGGCAACTTGTTCGCCCTCTATTGTTGGAGTATCAAACTGACCAATAACAACTGAGCTACTATCTATTTCATTATCAATAGTTTTAATTTGTTCGTCATCATCAATAACTGCTCTAGCAATTTGTTTATCAATTTCTTTAATGAAAGTATTTGATTTAACACCACTTGCTTTTGCTCTTTGTAGATATTCTAAGTCTTCTGAGTAATCTCTTAGATCAAATGTTTCTGGATAAATGATTTCACCGTCAAATACTTTGTTTTGCCATTTAGCAAATAATGACCATATTTGTTCTTCTGTATTTTGTAGATAGTCAGCTTTTTCAGCAAGTCTTGCATTAAGTAACTCAAATTCTGTTCTAAGAGCAACACCACTAGATATTTGAGATTTAGTATTTCTAACTGCTCCCATGTGTGTAATTCTATTAATAGCATCAACTTTCATGCTAATTACTTTCATAATACCCTCTAAGGACTGAGAACTAGGTTGTATAATGTATGGTTTTAAATCAGCAGATAAATCTTCAGGTATTTCAATAATACTTCCTGCTCCTGCACTAGCTTCTACATTTGGTGTCTTAACTAAACTTGGGTGATTAGATAATCTGATTAGTTGTTCAATTTCAGAATAGTCATTGTAAATAGATTTTTGTAATTCAGCTACATCATTGAGATCAGATATGCCAATACCTCGTCTTTGTGATTTTTGATTATATAAAACAACAGCAGGTATTTCGCCTAAAGTATTAGGAATCTCATCAATTAGTTTAACCTTACCTTCTGCATAAGGTTTATTAAAATCTTCTACTACATAAGTACAAATATCTTCTAATGACCAAACTTTAACTATTGCATAATCTTCTGTTGCTTCTTCAACTAGGCTCAATGATGTCAAATAAAATCTACCATTCAAAAGTCTTTCATAATTCCAATTCAATACATTCTCAGGTGTATATAAACTGATATATGGTCTAATATCTTGTTGTAATTCTTCTGCTCTTGTCTTTGTAACTATTTTTGGCTTATCAATAATTGCCCAACAAGTTCCGTATATAGAAGCATTGATTTGCATTTCTTTAATCACATTGTTAAACGATCTTCCGTCAAGATCTGCGTCTTTTATAAAATTTTCAACAGCAGGGTCATTGTCTAATGAGCCATAATCTCTAGTAGGTGGAACACGAAATAAAAACGATGAATAGATTTGAACTACATTTTTACAATGGTTATCTATGGGAGTGTTCTCAGCCCTTTTCATGTATTCTTCATCAGTTTCTAATACATAACGATTTAGTAAAAATCCATTTTGGTAATCTTGACCACCTGTATATGATCTATAATGAAAAGCCCAATCACTAATCTTTTCTTGATAGTGTTTATGCTTAGATGTTAAAAATTCTCTTGTGTAATTTGCCACTATGACCACCTCATTGGTTTACTTGGTGTGAAATCTCTTCGTAATGGGTATAAAAATTCTATCATATATCCTATTGCATCGTTAAAGTGGTCGTAACCAGATTCTTTATCTGGAATACTTGTTCCCTCTTTATAAATCTGCCTTTCTAAACTTTTTATAGCATTCTTACATCTTTGGTCAATAAATAAACTATGATGACCTTTTGCATTTTTAAGTTTGGCATTAACTGAGTTAATTCTATCTCTAATTAATGGGTGATTGCTTTTAACTCTAACTTGTAGTCCATTATTTTTAATTATAGCTAAATCAGTTAATCCACCTGCACTTGTTTTTCTTTGTTTGCTAGCAGGGTCGGGATAAATAATTATCTCATGCCCAGGGTATCTTGATGTTAGTTCTTGTACTATTTCATTAGTGTTACTAGAAAAGATTTGTATTTCGTCATAAATACAAACAACATCATTCTCAATCTCAGCAATAACACATACCATTGGGTCAATGTTGAAGTCCATGCCAACATGAATTCTTTTAGTTTTAGGTTGATAATTGCTAATTATATTCTTTGTACGGTCAAAATTGTAATAGACTTGACCTGCATAATTAACAAATCCTGCCATATATTCTTGCTGAAAAGTTCTGTCATCTAAGTCTTGCTTAGCTTGTTCTATTTCTGATGCTGATACTTGACCACCTTCAAGTGTGGTATATTTAAACGATTCCCATTCATTATCGGTTTCTGATTTTAGAAAAAGATTGTAAGACCAATTCCCGTAACCTCTAGGTGTGCCTGTAAAGAGAACATGACCTTTACGGTCAGATAGGGTAGGTCTAAGAACTTCATACCAAGCATAATCCTTTATATCTGCAAACTCGTCCATAACTAAAAAATCAAGACCAATACCTCTTAAAGACTGCTCATTATCTGCACCCCTTAGAGATATGACTGAATTATTCTTTAGAAATACGGTTAGATCAGCTTTATTTATCTCACTAACCCATTTATGTCTAGTTAATCTATCAACTAGGTCATCCCAAACGATACTTTTAGCTTGTCTATAACTAGGTGCTACATACCAACATTTTTTTTTAGGATATCTTGCAAATCTTGCTAATTCATTGATAGCAACAAATGTCTTACCAAATCTACGACCACTAATTAATACTCTAAACCTCGCTTGACTGCTAATAACTGCCTGTTGAGGTTTAGTTAAAGCCATTTAGTCGTATGACCAAGGGAGTGGCTCGTTGTTTTCTGATGTTTCAATCTTATCCCTTTGACCAAGCATTTGTTTACCTAACCAAATGAGCATTGTCGTATTTCCAGATTGTGCTTTTTCCCATTGCATACGTCTTAATGACATTTTTCCTTTATCCCTTCCCTTTTTTAAGTACTCGGAAAAATTATCTGCTAGTGTATCAGGATGACACCCTACGATTGTTGCTATTTCTTGATTAGTACAGAAAATACTTGCTAAATTTTCTATCAAGTTAGTGTCTAACTCCTTTTTAGGTCTTCCGACCGATTTTTTATCCATTTTGTTTACCTCTTATTGCGAGAGTGTCGCTTTGTTTGAAAAATAACTAATTTTAAAAAAAAACTCTACTCCTTTTCTTCAAAATTAGCAGTATTGTTAGCTTCAACTAAAGCATATTCAAAACATGCTAGTTCACTATCAACACCTGTATTTTTAAAAACCTTTTCTTTCCATTGTTCCCATAACTGATAAACTTCTGCATTAGCTATAATTTTGATTGTTTTAATATCGCTTTCTTCGTATTTTTGCTCATTGTCAAATTTTGACCAATCAAACTCTAATAATTTAGCTATTTTTTCCATTTCTTTTTTAGTTTCTGGCATAAATGTTGCTAAATCGTCTAAAGTGTATTCTTTAAGAACTTCATTAGTCAATAAATCAGCATATTTAACTGCATCATCGTCAAACCAACTGTGATTTCTTCTTCTAGCAATAGTAATTGCTTTAGCTTTTGATATTTCACCAAAATTTTCACAAGGTATTTTTTCCCAACCAAGTCTTTTGACTGCTTCTAGTCTATGATTACCGTCAATAACTTCAAATTTTCCCTTAACTTCTCTTACTGCTAATACACCAACACTATTGTCTTTTTCAATAGAAACGCATAATTTTAGTATTTGTTCCTCTGTTCCGTCACTTTTATAGTTCCAATCTGCTTTGATTAAATCTTTAACATCAATCTCAGCTAATTGATTTTTCATTACCATTTTATACCTCTCTTTGTCCATAAATTAGTACCATAAGTTTGCATAGCATGAAAAGACTTAAGTCCTTCTAGCCATTGTTCATAAACTGTACTCATATCTCTAGTATGAATAACTTTAAAACTTCTTTTTTTGACCATATCTCTTTCATGTATGCCTTTGAAAGTTTTATCGTCAGTATGCCTCCCATACATACTACCACTTAACCATGTTGTACTATCGCAACTATAAAATGGATAAATTTCTATTAATTTTCTTTTAGTCATAGCAAAACCGTGAATTTTAACTTTATCTCTAGTTAATCTAAAAATGTTATTTAGTATTGGAGTACTATCATTACCAATTCCAATATAACTTTGACCCTGGGCAATCCATTTTTTTAATTCAGTTAATGTACCACCGTCAATAGTAGGGTGATAAACTCTTACAAATTGAAAATTACCTTTAATTTGACTAGCTTGTTTATACCAATCATCAATAGCATCTTTAGGTACAACTTTGTAAATATCTAATTCAGCAAAAACCCAACCTTTGTCTTTATGTCGTTCTATAAAGTCTAAATAACTTTTCATAAATACAAATGGGTCTGGTAAACTTGATACCCTTGTCTTACCTAAACTCATAATAGTATTTTTATTCCAACTATGAGCTCCACTATCTACAAATATATGATTTTTATATGGAAAGTTTTCTATATGTCGTTTATCGTTAAGAAATGAATACAAAAGTGGAACATCTGGATTATCTCTTACATAATCCACACATAGTTGGTTACTTTTTGTTAATTGTAAACCTGCTATTAATATTCTCAAACCAAACCTCTACGGGATCATTGTTTACTATATAACGACTAGCATTAAACTCATTACTAATTAATGCCTCTTTAACCATTTCAACACTCTGCTCAAAAGTATCGTATAAATATTTTGAGGGATAAAATTCTGGATAAACTAATCTATTAGGTAATACGGGGTGACAATCAAAAAAGCATGCCTCTTGTATTCCATAGCCAAAATTTTCTTGAAGTGCATAACTCACTACAACTTTAGATTTATTTAATAACTTGTAATATTCTTCTTTTGATAAATTTTCTTTTTGAGTATTAATACATTGAGCATCTATTCTTTTTGCTAGTTCATCAAATAACCATGGTTGTTTCTCATCAACATTTCTTCCATTAAAAATTACTATATTCTCTTTTGGCTCATTTGTTTTAAATTGTTTCATTCCAGATTTATCTATGGGCAGTCTTGATACGACTATTTTATCAGGATTAACTAATCTTTTCTTAATAACATCATTTTTAATAAAATTACTACCAACAAAAATCAAATCTGAGATATCAAAGATTATATCTTCAAAATTTTTTGCCCACCTTTCCATATCTCTAACGAAATCAGTATCAGTAAAACTACCTGCATGAAGTACACCTGTTATCTTGACATCTTTTTTTGAAAAGTAATTCATGTAAGCGATTGATTCTACCCCGGGCAACCAGATATCACTAAAAAATAAAATATCACCACTATTGATTTCATCTTCTCTATAAAGTCTAGCAATTTCACTTAATTGAGCAGTTTTAAATCTAATAGTAAATTCACTATCAAGAAAACTTCCGTGTCTAATATCTTTAGGTGTTTCTAAATCTGGATAAATTCTTTTGTACTGATAATTTAAACTTAAATAGTCAATTATATCTCTATCAAGATGAGTAGTATATCTTTGGTCAATGTGTTCTAGTGGAACGTAAATTATCGCCACAATTTTGCTCCGCCTTTGTCATCTTCTTTTACTTCACACCAACTAGCATTTGTAAAATGGTCTAATAAATCACTAGCTATCATCTCACAACTTTTTCCACTAAAATCTAGCATATTCATTTTTCCAACTTTTTGATAAGCAGTATATAAATAATCTTCTATCTCTTGTTGTTGAACAAATATTTCTACTTGTCTATCTTTGTCTATAACATCAAATCCCATTCTAATAAAAAATATATGTCTATGAGGGTGTCTTAAAAAATCAACTTCTATTAAATGGCAGTTAGTCCAATTATGTAAGGCAGGTATTTCATTAACTGTAATTACTTGCATTTTGAACATGGTCAAAAAATTCCTTTCTTGTAGTAGGGCAATCTAAAAAATTTCCTAGTAAGCAACTTGTAGTTGTATATCCTTTTGCTCGTACACCTCTCATTTCTTGACAAAGATGACGACCATTAGCAACAACCCCAACACCTAAAGGTTCAAGATTATTTTGTAAGAAGTTAGCAATATTATCAGTAAAGTATTCTTGAGTATTTAATCTTCTACTAAAATATTCAACAGTTCTTGGTAATTTTGATATTCCAACAATTTTATCTTTAGGAATATAACCGATATGAACTTCACCAAAGAAAGGAATCATGTGGTGCTCGCAGAAAGTATAATATTGGATATTAGTTTGTACTATCATTTGACTATACCCGTTGCTTTGAAAAGTCGTTAAAGTAAACTCAGCAGGATTTAATAACTCATCCCAAGCCTTCATAACTCTTTTTGGAGTATCAACTAAACCTTCTCGTTGTGGATTTTCACCCAGGGCAATTAGTAATTGCTCTATTAATTTTTCATTTGCCATAACTTGCACTATTGGATAAATGCTCTTGTACTTCTACTGAGCAAAGATTTTCCATTCCTTTCATTTCTTTTACTTTCTCAAAAATAAATTCTGAAAATTTTTCACAACCAACTCCAGGTAATATTCTAACTTCTGCTAATTTTAATTTTTCAAGATGTAAAAATTGGTTTAAAAAAGGATCATCTTCTGCAACAACTAAAGTATGGTCGAAGTAATATTTCAACATAGTTTTAACAAAATCAAATCCACCAAAATCAGTTACCCAATTTCTCTCATCTAACGACTCAGATTCAAATCTTAAAATTACTTTAAGTGCGTATCCGTGTAAAAATCTACAATGAGAATTAGCTTTCCATTGTCTGAATACACAACTTAATCCGAAACTGTGGTCAAAAGTTTTTTGAACTTTATAAATCATCTAAGGTTAAGATATTTATGTTTTTGAATTGAAATCCTAAAGTCTTTATTCTGTAATAATAAATCAATAGCAATTTTATCTGATTCTTTGCTTTCATATTCGGGTGATAGATATTTTAAACCTTTAAATTGTTCTAATCTTGGTTTGTAATAATCTAATTCTGTTCCGTCAAATACTACTAATTTAAATTCATTTGCTCTTTTCCAATAATTATCTAATACAGGGAATTTTGGACTAATATGTTCTTTTGGTGATAATGTTACCCAAACTTGATCTGATACTTCTTGCCAATATGAGCCACTAGTTTCTACTGAAACTATTTTTCCCATTTTTAACAACTCATCACAAAGTAATGGTAAATTTTTATGTATCATTGGCTCTCCACCCGTTAGAACAACTAAAGGACTTTTAACCCAATCTAATAATTCATCTAAACTTTTATTATTTTTGGTTATTTGTTTTTGATAATAAGGTCCACCCTCTTGGTAACCTGTATCACAAAACCAACAACCTACCGGGCAACCATATAATCTTATGAAATCAGCAGGAACACCAGAGTAATATCCTTCGCCTTGTATTGTATCGCTAAATATTTCGTGTATTGGAAAATTCATTAATGGATTGTATCTTTTGTTTTATTTATTGGTATTCTTTGTAATCCTAATTCTACTAAAATGGCATCAATAATAAATTGAGCATCATCTTTTGTACTATGTCCACCGAATTTTATTACTGCTGAAAATGTACCGTCTTTTTCTTCAAGAATAAAAAAGTTATTTGTGTAATCTTCGTACATTAGATTTGCTTTATTGATACTTCTCAAACTAGATTTTTTTTCTAATTTGTCACCATGAAAATTAAAAAACTTATAAACAAACTTATTAAAGCATTGACTTATGACTATAAAAAATCTATTGACAGATTTATTGAAGTAGAATTTAAACCACAAGATAGAGAGTGGGCTAAACAAAGATTCTTTTCTCATATTAAGGGTTATTAGCAATATATTCGTCTAATTTTTCTATGTAGTCCATAGACCAACGCATAGTTTTTAGACCTTTTCTTCTCATTTCAATATCCGTATTGAACTGCCAATTATCTATTTCTTCTTTAGTCATTGTCTTTTCTGCAGTTATTTCTAAATATATCTTTTTACTGATAAATCTTTCTAGTGCTTTATAAAAATCACCTTTTTGTCTTTTATAAGTAAGAAATTTATCGCCTAAAGATTCTTTTTCCTCATCTTTTAATTTTTTCCATTGTTTATAACTATCCCACTTAGTGGACCTTTTATCATGTTCATCTAAAACATATTTTCGCCAGAAAATATCAAACTCCTGCGTATATATACTTGATTTATTATTATTAGTTAATGGTTTATGGTTTATGGTTAATGGTTGGCATTGCTTAAGCACTGCATTAGCATTACTTGTAGCATTATTTTCTTTATCCCACCTAGCTTTTGCGCCTTTTAAAGCCCTTTCTTGATTTTTAGCATAATTGTTTTTTGCTTCTTCAATAACTTCACTACACCTTTTGTTTTTGATATAGTCATCTATTTGAATTTTTTTCTTTAAGACTAATTCATTTTTGACTTTTACTATTTGATCACTAAAACCTCTAGTAATTTGTTGCCAAGCTATCTCATCGTTAAATAACTTATCATCAGTCATGTAAATTAAATCTTGTATTCTTCTATAAGCGAGTTCTGATTCTGCACTTAACATTGAACACCCTGTCCATTGGTCATCTGGACAATAAGTAATGAAAATCATTTTTTTATCTTGCATTGATTTACTCCTGTTTATTATTGCCATTTATAATTAAATTTTACTGAAAATAAAGGGGGAGTTTTTTACACTCCCCCGTCGTGTGTATAACAGGAGGACGCAACCAAAAAAGTCAGGCTATAATGATTGCAGTTACGATTTTTATTTAAAAATACTTATTTTTCAAGTGTTTTCTTGTACCGATTTTTCTAGGAATTTGCTTAAGAAAATACTAGTGTTTTTATGTGTTAAACAAAATAGGAGGTCATCAAATGGCTCATTTAATTAAAGAAAGAACTATTACTTACAAAGGTAATACTTTTATCAAAGGTATGAATACACTTGACTTAGTATCAGCATTTTGGGTTTCAAAAGAAGCTCATAACCTTTATTTATCTACTTATCTTGATCGAGTTGTAGAACAAAGAAAAATTTCTACTACTGAGATTATAGATTTGATTTCATCAGAAGCAGAAAAAAATCCACAAGTTAAGTTTAGATTTATGCTTAATGTTAGTGGTGACAAATTTAATGCAATTTTTTATAAGGAGGGAATTTAATATGAAAAAGAAATATACCTTGTGGGAAGTTGTTAGTTGGAAAACAGGCAACAGAGTTGCTTTAGTTAAAACATGGAATCTTTATAACAACGAATATTTAAACTACCAACATGGTCATAAAATTATAGCTACAAATTTTAATCTAAGTAATTTTGACTGGGGTGTTTTTCAAAATGGTGGTTATGAAAATGATTTACCTAGATGTAAGACATTAACTTTTAGTTCTAGAGTAAGGTTTAACTAATGATTAATGATTTATTAACTATTTTAGTTCACTTTGGAATGTTCGCATTAATTTTATATTTCATTAAGGAGGTATTTAAATAATGAAAGAATTTATAACTTGTAAAACTTGTGACGGTG